AATACGTTCTTTGGTGGGGGTGGGGGTGGGGGCGGAGGCGAACCCGATAACGATGCTCCTAATGAATCGTTTTGGAAGACTCTCATTGGTGGAGGTGTAACCGATAACGAGGCGGCTAATGAAGCGTATTGGAAGGAGTTCTTTGGCACGAGCGATGGCGGGACCGACGCCGACGCCAACGAGGCGGCTAATGAAGCGTATTGGAAGAAGTTCTATGCAACCGATGTAGAGAAGTACAAAACCCCTGAATGGTCCAAAATCCTTAAGGCCTTTGGGCTAACCCCAACTAGTGCCGCAGTGCTTGGCGGCGCGGGATTAGGCTCGCTTTTTGGCGGTTCTGGCGGTTCTGGCGGTTCGTCGGGGGATACCGGCTACAAAGGGGGGATTCCTTCTCTTGCTGCTAGTCGAACCATGCTGCCTATTCCGCATACAGTGACTACAGACGCAGGGGGCGAAGCGTATTTACGGGCGAACCCGGATGTGGCTGCCGCATACAAAGCTGACTCACAGGGATTAAGCCCTAAAGATTACGCAGCGACGCATTACGCTAAGTTTGGGCAGGGAGAAGGACGTACGTTGGCTACGGCACCTCGCAGGGCTGGGTCCGGTGGAGTTACATACTTCAGCCCCATGCAGTACAAGCCTGTGGCCTCTAATCCCGGGCTAACCCCCACTCCGTTTACCCCGCCTCCCATTATCCCCGCTGGCGGCACAACTCCGACCCCTGTAACTCCTGCGGTAACTCCTGCGGTAACTCCTGCGGTAACTCCTGCGGTAACTCCTGCGGTAACCCCAAACCAGTATGCCTTCTTAGGTGCGGAGCAGGTAGCGAGGGTTGTAGCTGAAGCCAACAGGCTGGCTGCTGCGCAGGGTATCTCCCCAGAGCGGGCGTTGTATAACTATGCACAACAGCAAGGTATCCCCAATGCGGGAGTTGACTCGATGATGGGGTTCGAACCGGGCGCTACCGATAAATGGCTAGGGGGGCAGCCTTCCTTACAAGCGAACGCTGCACAAGGTATAGCAAGTTTACCTATAACGCCAACGCCAACGCCAACGCCAACGCCAACGCCAACTCCAGCGAAAACCTACGCTTATTTGGGCGATCAGCAAAAAATGGCGGTGATTGCGGAGGCTGAACGATTGTCTGAAGCCCAAGGCATCACCCCCATGCAGGCAATTTACAACTACGCGCAAACCAACGGCATCTCCAATGCTGGTATTGACACCCTGCTGGGGTATACGCCGGGCTCGACTACTAAATGGCTGGCAGGGCAGAATATCCCTGCTCCGATAACGCCAACGCCAACGCCAACGCCAACGCCAACGCCAACGCCAACGCCAACGCCAACGCCAACGCCAACGCCAACGCCAACGCCAAACCCGTATGCCTTCTTAGGCAAAGATCAGGTAGCGACGGTTGTAGCTGAAGCCAACAAGCGAGCGGCTGCGCAGGGTATCTCCCCCGAAATGGCGTTGTACCGATACGCACAACAGCAGGGTATCCCCAATGCGGGAGTTGACTCGATGATGGGCTTCGCCCCGGGCGCAACTACTAGCTGGCTAGCTACGCAACCCGCCCCTCAAGGTCACTCGTACACGGGCGCTACCCCCGTAAAACTCGCACGAGGGGGTATTGCGTCTCTGGCTAAAGGCAGACTGCTTAATGGCTCCGGAGATGGCGTTTCGGACTCTATACCGGCCTCTATTGACGGGCACCAACCCGCGGCACTTGCCGATGGGGAGTACGTTATTCCGGCTCGGCTGGTTTCTGAATTAGGCAATGGGTCTACTAAAGCAGGCGCAAAAAGACTCGATATTATGATGCAGCGTATACAGCAGGCTAGAGGAAAAAGTATGGGTAAGAATAAAGTAGCCGTAGACTCTGCAGCTTATAAACACCTCCCCGCATAAGGACTCAACATGGCAACCGCACCTACTACACCCGGAAGCAGCTCTTCCACCCTTTCTACTTGGGCAGGGCCATATGTAACGGATATGTTAGGTCAGGCTCAAGCCATTGCGGCTACGCCTTACCAGACCTACCAAGGCCCCATGACGGCAGGAGAGTCGGGGCTGCAGTCCAAAGTATTTCAAGGGCTTGGCAATTTGACATTCCCCCAGAATATGGGGGGCACCTTTGCGCAACAGGGTGGGTCTTTCTTCCCCAAAGACGGGGCTGGCGGGGCGCAGCAGTACAACTTCTTAGGCAAAGATCAGGTAGCAAAGGTTACGGCTGAAGCTACAAGGCAGGCGGCTGCGCAGGGTATTTCCCCCGAAATGGCGTTATACCAATACGCAAAAACGAACAACATCTCCAACACGGGAGTGGATACGTTAATGGGCTTCGACCCGGGGTCTACCGATAAATGGGTAGGGGGGCAGCCTTCCCTACAATCGGGTCTTCCTCAGGGGGCCGGTACGGGCCAACCCTCAAGCGTAGCGCAGTCCTACATGAACCCGTATCTGCAGTCTGTGCTGCAGCCGCAGATGGAAGAGCTTCGTCGCCAATCTCAAATCACCCAAATGGGTAACGCTGCCAAGATGACGGGCGCTGGGGCTTTTGGAGGCGCTCGCCAAGGTATTATGGACGCCGAAACCCAGCGGAACCTCATGCAAGAGATGAATAAGACCGTGGGCCAAGGTTACGCAACTGCTTTTGATAAAGGCACCAACCAGTTCAACATCGAGCAGGGTCAAGGTATGGGGATTGCAAACCTGCTAGCCCAACAGGGTGCGGCGCAGCGCGGAATCGAGCAAGAAGGTGTAACTGCTGACTACAATGAATTCCTTACGCAGCGGGACTATCCTATGAAACAAACTCAGTATCTGAACTCAATGATTCAGGGGCTGCCAGTATCTACTACAACTAGCTCCGCAGCGCCCATGACTAAATTAGGAGACCTTAACGCCACAGTGGGCGGCCTAGGCTCCTTGTTCGAGAAGATTAAAAAACTCATCCCTACGGATTAACCCATGAACCAAATGCAATCTCAACCTATGCCTATGGGCCAGCCGCAAGGGGGTCCTCAGGGTTTTAGCGCCCCCGCTGCCGGGATCAACCTGTTCAAAGTGCAAGAGCAGTTGAAGGACATGCCGCAGCAGCAGATCATGGCGTATGCCAACGGGTCCAATCCGGACATGGTGCCTCCGTATATCGCCCTAGGCGAGATGGAACGTCGCACGCGCATGGTTAAGAATGCGCAGACCGGCCAGCCCCCACAAGGTACTGTCAAAGACAATCTGGAGAACCAGATTAAGCAGACTGCGGGTATCGCATCCCTCGGTAATATGCGTCAGCAGCAGATGGGGCAGGCCCAAGCACAGCAAGCTATGAGTACCCCCGGTGCCGTACCGGGCGGAGTGCCCCAACCCCAGCCCCAAGGGGAGCCCCCTGTAAGGATGGCCCAAGGCGGATTGGCTTCGGTGCCTATTAGCTCCCGCATGACCAGCTATAAAGATGGCGGTATCGTTGGGTACGCGGAGGGTGGGGATGTAGAGGACGAAGAGGATGAAGAGGACGATGAAGAAGAGAGTGGAGGGGCCCCTAGTCCTGTAATGCTTGCTAGCGCCCAACTTCCGGGGGCGGGTATGGGGAACCCAATGGGGGACTATGCGGCTGCTAGAGACGCAATTACCGCGCAGATAGGCAAAAGAGGTCCCGCACCTAAATCCCGCGAAGAAATAATAGCTGCGTTAACCAAATCAAATCCTGAACAAGCCGCCATGCTGCAGCGGAATGTTGAGGGTGAATACCTTAAACGTTTGGAAGAATTGCAAGGCAGACAAGGGGAAAACGATACCCAGGCTCGAGAAGACCTGCAATCTCGTAGGCGTATGGACTTGTGGCAGTCCCTTATTGCCGGTGGCGAAGGCTCTCGTGGTCGGGGTATTGGCGGACTCATGGCGGGTATGGGGCAGTCGCTTGGGCGCTCGTACGCAGAAAGGGCAGCAGAGGAAGCTGCACTGCGTGACTTACCCCTTAAACGCCAAGAGATTATGGCTAAGGCGCAGTATGAGATGCAAGGACTGCAACGCGCTCGCGCGGAGGGGGATATTAAAGCCGCCACCATGCACCAGCAAAATTTGGCTAAGCTAGAAAATGAAGCGAAGAAGGCTGAGTTGGGCGCATTGGGCCGGTCTGCCGGCGCAGCAGGTAATGTAGCCGGTCGATATGTGTCCGGGGAAGCAACTAAAGAAGCGGCTCGAACTTATGCCGCACAACGCCTTAAGTCTTCAGAAATTGCTGCGAAATCCAAAGAGGTGCGTGCGGGTTTACGTGGTAGTGGAAAAACTCCTCCAACGCCCATAGACATAGAGATGCTGCTAGCCGAATACAAGGAACTTGTAAAAGCAAATGCCGAATCTCCTAAGCTAAGCGAACCTGAGGGCTTACGTGCAGAGCGAGCCGCCCGCATTACAGAGATTAGGCAGCAGCTAGAAGCCTTTGGTACGACTGGAGTACGCCAAGCCAATAAAATACCCGCTACTCCCACTACCCCCGGCGCAGGCTTTAAAGTATTAGGTAGTCGCCCCGCACCCCAATAGGATTCACCCATGCACATCTATAGCGTACAAGGCCCCGATAATCGTATTTATGACATAGAAGGCCCAGAGGGCGCGTCAGATGAGCAAGTTATTGGGGCATTGCAAAGTCATCTAGCAGCTACGCCCACAACGGCCCCCGTCGAAGCAGCGCCAACCTCGCTATCTGACGTAGCCCTTACGGGATTACAAAGCTTAGTGGGGTCGGGCAAATCAATGCTGCAAGGCTTTGGTGCAGAGGTTGCTCCTGCCGAATCGTTAGACGAACTGCAGAAGTGGCTGGGGTCGAAGATGACCCCGGAGCGCCAAGCGGAGCTTAAACGCCAATCGGAAGCGACCAAAGCCGCGGCCAAGTCGGGCAGCATAGGGCAGGAGATAGCTACTGCGGGTAAGAATATTGCAGCGGCGCCGATACTCACGGCTACGCAAGGTATTGGTTCGTCCGCGCTTCCTGTTGTATTGGGTCTGGGGGCTACGGCTCTTGGGGCGTCCTTAGGTGCTCCGGTGGCGCTGGCTGCTGCAGTGGGTATTGGCGCTAAGTATGCGCTGGGTGCGCTGCAAGGTGCTGGTGAAGTTAAGGGTAACATCTACGAGGAAGTTCAAAAAGAACTCGTAGCTAAAGGCGTACCCAAAGAAGCTGCTAAACAGCAAGCTCTAGCGTCCCAAGAATACTTGGGCAAAAACTGGGGTGGTATTTTGGCTGCGGGGGGTATAGGTGCCGTTGCCGGAGGTACGGGCCTCGAGAAAAACCTAACGGGCTTGTTCGGCAAGAAGACTGCCGAAGAAATTGCCAAAGATACTGCGCGTAAGGCTGCTGCAGGTTATGGGACTCGCGTTGGGGCCGCTGCCCTTAAAGAAGCAGTACCGGAGGCCATCCAAAGCGGGCAAGCCCGGGGCGCTACCAACATCGCCTTGACTGAAGCGGGGGTACCTACACCCACAATGCAAGGTATTGCAGGAGAAGCAACTACCGGAGCCCTCTCGGGAGCTTTGGCTGCGGGGCCTGTTAGTGCTTATACCGAACGCGGAGGCCCTGCGGGTCCTGCAGCGCCGACTAAACCCACTGCGGGGCGTGCACCCACTGCCCCTAGATATTCTGCTGCGTCGGCCCCTGCTCCTGTGGCCCCTGAAGCGGCGGTACTACCTGAAGCGGCGGTACTACCTGAAGTGGTAGCCCCTGAAGCGGAAGTGGCTCCTGAAGCGGAAGTGGCTCCTGAAGCGGCGGTAATACCTGAAGCGGCGGTAATACCTGAAGCGGTTGCTACTTTTGCCTCCGTGCTAGATACTGATGCGGTTTACAACGGCTGGAGCAATGTTCGAGATGGGTCTGACCGGGCAATAATGCGCAAACAAATGGACTATGTGGCTAAAACCTATGGCCCAAACATCACTCCAGAAAACAAGGAATCCCTCAAACAAGACTTGTCAAAACAGTTCAAGTGGTTTCGTGCCGCCCCCCCCGCACAAAAAGATGCGGCTTTAGATACCCTGCTAACGCAAACTCCTGAAGCGGAAGTAGCCCCTGAAGCGGAAGTAGCCCCTGAAGCGGAAGTAGCCCCTGAAGCGGAAGTAGCCCCTGAAGCGGCGGTTGCTCCTGAAGTGGTAACTCCTGAAGCGGCGGTTGCTCCTGAAGCGGCGGTTGCTCCCCCAATTCCCGAGCCGATCCTGCGCCCTGCGCCTACGGTCTACACCCCCGAGACTGCCCCTGCGGTTCTAGGCCCGGATACGTTCAAGGCGTTAGGTATCGGCCCCACTGCAGTTATTCGTAAGGCTCCCATTGTGGGGTTGGATATCACTGATCCTGCTAGTGCTGCGCAGATCAAACGTGACTTGGAGATGTACCGGGAAGGTCGAAGCGAAGGAATTCAGGCTAAGATTGACCGCTATCTAGCCCGTCCTGAATTCAAAGCTGTACCTTCGGAGCCCGTCAATGTACAACCCCCTCTCCCTGCGTCACCTCCAACTGTCCAAGCCACTGAGCCCGGAGGAAGTCAGCCTAGCGTGGAAGTACCTGTTCAACCTGTCGAACCTGCCCGACCAGCATCCGTTCAGCCCGCCGCAGCCGCGGCCCCCGCGAAGCCTGCGGAAACTGTCGGACTCGGACTGGCACCTGCTGGACCTCCTACTAGCACAGGAACTGAGGCTAAAGGAACAACTCCCGCTGCACTGACTAAGGACACGGCTATTGCAGGATTACAAGCCCGGATCGACAACGCCGGTACGAAACCTGCGGCCCGCAAGGAAGCTGCCGATACGATTGCGCTGCTGAACGATCCTACGGAGAACGAGACCCAAGAAGATAAAGCCGGTAACTTACGGTTAGCAGCCAAAGTATTAGGGCGCACTGCAGTCGAAACTCCGACTAAAACTGCAGAACCTGCGACAAAACCAAAAGCTCCTGAAGGTGGAATGTTTGGCGCTTTGGTTAAACCCGGAACACCCGATATTGCTCAAGAGGAAGCTCCTACAAAAGCTCCCAAGAAAGCCCCTAAGCAGGCCCGGGCTGTTGACTTTACTACTGAGGAAGCCAAGGCAGAGGCTAAGGCCGAAGCTGCTGCGGTAAAAGCCGCACGTATTAGAGCCGATCAGGTTAAACGACAAGCGGCAGCACTAGCTAAGAAGTCAAAGAAACAGCAGGGGAAGATACTGTTCGGAGCGCCAAAAGCTCCTCCCGCTAAACCCCAAGCTGCGCAAGACGCGGCAGATACGCTGGCTGCAATGGGCCGCACGTTGCCTGCCGAAGATACCCGTAGCTTGCCGGAGCGCGTCAAAGACGCCGTGGCGGACTTTATGCCAAAGCGTAAGGGAACGGAAAGCTGGACTACTACGTTTGTCAATATGGCGTCGGACGCCCTTGACGCTAGTGAGCCGCTGATGCGGGCAGTTCGTGAGGAAGCCCGAGCTACCATGCCTGAAGGCGAAGCTACAGACCTGCTGATGCAGTTGAGCCAGTCTCAAGCATCCCATGCAAGCTCCTTGGCGGACTCCGCACTGCAGACAGGGGGACTTAAATACAACCCTGAAACGTACAAATTTCAAACTACAAAGTCTGAGGCCAATACAAACGCTATAAATGCTGAGTATGGCGCGATGATGCGGGAGTACGGGCTCACGTTGCCAGAAGCCCGGTACTACGCAAGCACTGCACTCGAGTCTAAGCGTATGGATGCCTTGTATAAGGTACGCGACAAAATGCTGGCGGATGCCGCTACGCTAACAGCTACGGGTAAGAAAGATGGAGCCAAGAAACTCCGGGATAAAGCAGAGGCGCTTGTGTTCCACATGGAGCCTGACCAAGTTAAAGAGGGCTTGAAGCTATTCCAGACAATGCCAGAGATTCAAAAGATTGATGACATTAAGCAGGAGATGCGTAGCTGGATTCGGGATCTCTTGCAGAAGACGGGGGTCTGGTCCGAGGAGCACGGGCAGTGGATGCTGGACAACGCGGAATGGGTCCCCTTCAACCGTGAGTTTACGGATAAAGAAACCATTGCGTCGGGCTTTAACAAGTACGTAAAAGGCTTACAGGTAAAAGCTAAAGAGCAGGCCTTCAAAGGTTCCATGCGGGAAGTGCATGACGTGGTGGACAACTTCAGTAATTGGGCTGCGTACAGTGTGCGTAGCGCAATCGCTAACCAGAAAGCGCAGGAGCTTGCACAAGCATCCCTAGAGTTCCTGCCTGATACGGAAGTCCGCCGTGTAGATACACCTGCAAAGGGTGCCTCAGATCGGACCATCTCGTATCTGGAGAACGGTACTACCAAGTATTTAGAGTTTGAGAGCGCGGCCAAAGCAGGGGTCTTCCGGGGCATGGAGTCTTTTGGGCGCTCCACCCTGCCGTTTATTGGCGGTATGTTGGACTGGACGAACAATGTGTTCCGGGCTTCCATCACAAACTTTCCCCTGTTCCCGCTGTACCAGCTTCCGATGGATGCCATTAGCGCGGTGTTTATATCCGGGCTGAAACCAAAGTACGCCTTCAAAATACCGCTAACTGCAGTCGCAGAAGCAGTACGTACTATGACGGGCGCAAGCCAAGCACGGGAGACGCTGAAAGAATACGGGGCGGTAGGCGTGAGCGACTACAACGCTATGCTTAATCGTACTAATGCGGAGGCTAATGCAGGGTTACAGAAGTTGTCTACATGGGCCAAGTATCAGAACCTCATGCAGAACATCAATATGGGGGCTGATAATGCCGTGCGTCAGGCGGTATACCTTGCTGCTAGGGATGCGGGGCTTACCGAAGCTGAAGCAGTTGAAAAAGCCTTTGAGATTATTAACTTCCGCACGCGGTTAGGTAGCGCAGGGCTAACGCAAGTAGCGCGGAACATTGTGTTCTTCAACTCCTTTTTAGCGGCATCTCGGGCGGCATTGAAAGTAGTTAGCGGAGAGGGTATCTCCCCTGCCGATAGAGCCCAAGCTAAAAAATCACTGCTTAGTAATATGGCATGGCTAGCGGGAATATCGTTCCTAATGGCTGCGGCTAACGTAGGCGATGAAGATTACGAAAAAATGTCCCGTGTTGAGCAAGCTTCCAAGCTGACACTTCCCGGTATGCACGGGTGGGGCATCCCCATGCGGCCCGATATCTTTACGCTGCCTAAGTTCTTTGCGGAAACATTGTTTCGCCAGTTTGCTAGCAAATATTCAGACGACCCCGCAAAACTTAAGGCGACCGTTAAGGACGTAGTTCTTAGCGCACTAATCTCTGGCCCCCTGCCGGCTCCGCAAGCCCTTAAAGTTGGGGTTGAACTTGCTACAAACTACAGTTTCTTTACCCAACGTCCTATTGTCGGACTGGGTTTGGAGAAACAAGAAAGCTACCTGCAGTCTTCTGCATCTACTAGTGAGGCTTCCAAGTTTATCGGGGAGACCTCTAAGCGGTTACTAGAGTCCGCAGGTATTGAGTCGCAAGGTATCTCCCCAATCAAGCTTGACTACTTCTTACGCGGAATGCTGGGTATGTACGGCGGGGCCGTAATGTTAATGTCCAATAGCCTTGTAGGTAACAAGCCTTCGGAGTCTTTGCCAGATACGTTAGCCTCAGTACCCGGTATGAGCCGGATCGCGGTTAAAGAGTTTGACTCGCAGATCAAAAACGACTTTTACGATCTGGCTAAACGAGTAGATACTGCGGTTACTACCCTGCGTAGACTGGAGAGCACCGGTAAAATTCCGGAAGCCCGTGCGTACCAAGAGAAGAACCTCAAACTCTTAAAATATCAAGCGTCCGTAAGCGACATACAAGATGAACTTGGTAAAATTAGAGCCGCGATATCTCAAATTAGCGCATTGCCGGATGATAAAAAAGGCGGGCGTGAGAAAGAAATCCGTAGGCTGCGGATAGTGGAGCGTCAGTTTCTTCAGCGATATGAATCGCTTATCAAAGAGATGCGGACCAAAGCCTTAGGCTAGTCGCCAGATACGCACACCGTAGTAGCCAAACTCTACGCGGTTGTGCGCTTTCAAGAGGATTCGGAAGTGGCGTTCCGCAGGCTTCAGCAACTTGCGGACTTCACTCGCGGTTGCGGTAGTCTTAAGGAATACTGAATACCCGGGAAGTAATCCCTCCCACGGTATGTAGTACGGTACTCCGTAGACATGGATGAACCGAACCGAGTCAGGGATTAGATAGGGCCGCGCCATTGTCTACTGCAAAAGTCGTATCGGTTAAGCCCACTGCTATACCGTCAATGCAATAGCAGCGAATACCCATAGCGTCGAAACTTCCGATAGCCCCCGCCCCGATCCGCTTTGTCATTGCAGCCCCGCCATTCTTGAGCACCTTGCGCTCCGCAAGCTCTTTGATAGCCTGCTGGAAGTCAACCTGCCGGGACACAAAATAGTCCTTAAGCGCCGCCGCAGGTATCCACAACTCACGAGTATCCGGCTCATACCGAATACGCAGTGGGCCGCGTGGGGATTGCGTAGGGGCGCTTAGGTTGCCCAAGGTACGAGCGCCGTTGATGACCAGTGCATTGTTCAGGTTCTCGTTAACGTAAGTAGTCAGCGTTTCCTGTGCAGCCAAGGTGTTGTCTGCTGCGGGTGCAATGATGTCGGCCCGGATGTCGGTAATAACGTGCAACGCATAGGTGTATACCCGAGAGATACTGATAGCACACAAGCCTAGCTTCACCGCAATGCTGAGCCCCGTAAAGGCGCAGGCCAACACGATAGAGTAGAACCGATCCGCTTGCGTAAGGCTCAAGTCATTGTCTATGCGGGACTGAATCTTCTTAAGCTGCGCAATAACCTTTTCCCGGTTCTGCATAACGTATTGGATGAATACAGGACCCGCAACCCCGTAGTTATCTGCCAACGCTCCAAAGATAAGGTCTGACTCCTGTTTGCTGATATCGGCAGGGCGGTTAACCCGAAGCTCAATAAGCCTACGCAGTTCGCCGTCAGAGGTATTCTTGAGGCGGGTCAACTTGTCGTACAGCGACGAGTTACTGGACATAATCACGAAGGTCATCCATGATGTGTTGTTTACGCGCAACTTGTTTGTCTGCGACTCCATACGATTCTTGCCCCGCCCCTGCGGGATATCGTAGATCAACTCGGACAGTTCCTCGTCCCCGTAGTTGGTAACCTCATCCATAGTCGCAGCCATGCTGTTCAGCGTACCAAGCCATTGCATCTTGGATACACCCGTGTCAGTCTTCTTCATCAACAATTCGCTGGGGTGCCCGAATATGGAATTGATGACCATCTGCGCGGTAGTCTTGCCGGTACCTGACTTATTGGACATCAAGTTAATGGCCGCACCTCGCACCTCCATACCGCCAATGAGCCGCAGGAGTGGAGCCCCAAACCCAAAGGCAAGGGAGAGTGCATGGGCTTCCATGCCCGGACGGTCGTAGAAGTTGGCAATCGTAGACCACTTAGCCAGCGTACCCTTTGCCATTAACTTGGGGGCCATTGCTTTAGTCGCGCTAGCTGCGGGGGCAAGACGTATCCCGTGCGCTGTGTACTCCAACTCACCAACAACGAAGCCACTGTCGTCCGGGGTCCATCCCATCTGGTTGCGGGTGCGGTCAGATGCAAACGACTTCTGCAAATTGCGAATCGACGCTGCGAGATAGGCCATGATGTTATCCAGTTCTTTGTTGATCGCTACTACCCCGTGCTTGAGTAGCAGGTCACGCATTTTTTCTTTGGTTAGTAAGTGGGCTACGGGGGCAATGAAACGGCGAATACCATCGTGCGGGGTATGCAGGTTCACACCTACAAGCTCCCCCTCGCCATCTCCTTGCTCTGAGGAGTCGTAAAACCGTGAGGATAGATATAGGTCGTACTTGTAGATTTCTACTTCTATCGGGTCGCCTGATTCCTTGTCTTTGCTCTTGAGGTAGACCCCACCATGTAAACCCCGAAAGTACGGGAATGGGTATGCTGGGATTTCGACTTGGACTTTTGTATCGGCCCCTATCTCTGCGTTGTCTGGGTTCAACTGCTGCTCAACGATGTACACATCATTGATGGCTTCTGCGGCTTCTACCTTGCGGCCCAAGGCAATAGGGCTTGTGATGCGTTGCGTACACCCTGCGCACCCTGCGCTGTAGTTAGAGCGGTACCACTCACAAGTCATAGGCCCCTGCGTGCCCTCGGCTTTCTGCAACGTGCCTTCCGCGGTGTACCCGGGGTGCCCGCGAGACAAGGTATGGATAGAAGTCTCAGCGTCTGTACAGCGCCATGCGATAGACAGTGCGGCCCTCCACAAAGGCTCTTCCAAGGTAGCGCTGTTCTGCACCGCGTTGGATATCTGAGCGCAGCCTGTGCCCCGCAAGCTGCGGCGTACGATCCGGGAGAATTCTGACGCAGGGTAATCGCCCCCTGCAAGAGCGCGGGTCATGGCATCGACGCCCTCACCCTTAGCAGCGGACCAATCAATCTCTTCCACTATCGGGGGCATCACGGCTTTGAGCGTAGCCAGATCGCTGACTACTCCCTCTACCATGAGCAAGACTGGCACTGCCGGGGTAACCTTGTGGTTAGCTGTATCCACCATGCGCAGAACCCGGGCAGGGTCCGCGGTCACGCTCAGGTCAATCGCCAGCTTGTGCTCTACACAAAGTTGTTTGAAAGCGCGGGCTAAGGGTTTCCACGTAGCCGTAGTAAGGACTTCATGGAACGGCCAGTAAACATGCAGTCCACGGCCTGAGTTAACTATATAGGGAGTAGGTAGCCCTGTGGTAGCAATGAACGCCCGAAGTGCGGCAGCGCCTTCAGCCTGATCTTCGTAGGGCTTACCCTCGCCACAGTCTATATCTACAAAAAGGCAGCGTAGCGCCTTCGCGTTTGCTGCCTTGCGGCCCTCTGCGGCATCGGTGTATGCAGCCAGAGCAAAGAATACGTTGGTGTCCTGTGCGTGTAGCACATTGCCCCGGTCAACGAGGTCTTGGATGGTTGGGTGGAAACTAGGGACTACGGTCCCGTTTTTAATGCTTAAAGCACAGTACAAGCCTTCAGGAGGCAATACAGCATGATAGAAGGAAATATTCACACATCCTCACGGTCGGGATAAATTGGGTAAAAGGTGGGGCAGCGGCCCGTGTTCCGCTTTGTCGAGAAGGGATCAGCTTCTCCTAGCCCCGGGACGGGATTATGCCTGTGCTTTAGGCGGACCCGTCATAAAACTATTTATTTTCTCAATGAGCTCTCCCCGGGGCCGAAAGGTTCCTGTGAACCATGAGTACACAGTCTGCCTAGTTACCCCTAGGGTACGCGCCACCGCGGCAACAGGAATCTCATGATGCAGGCAGTAGTCGGCAAGCTGAACCCCCAAGAGGGCGGGGTCCGCCGCTTGAATCGCTTTCACAAGCGAATACGAATAACCCCGGGCATCACTCATCGTCAGAGCCCCACTCGTCCAACATAGCGCTCACATCCTTGGCAGGAGCCGCAACTACTTCCGGCTTCTTGGAAACCTTCTTAGGGGCGGCAGGCTCTGCTGCGGGTGCTTCAGCGGGCTTGTTGAAAGCTGCGGGGAGTGCGGCCAGTGCCGGGGTCTCCTTGATAACCATCTTGCTCTCGATAGCCTGCGCCGCGTCATCTGAAGCTCCTTGGGCGCGTGCAACTGTGAGTTCTTCCCGCGTCAACGGACGGATAGCGCGAAACTTCAGGACCGGAACTGCTTCAGAGGTATCAAAACGGGCTTCCGTAACCACGCCCGACATAGGAACACCGTGGCCTGACAGGAACTTGGCATATGCCTGCAGGGGCATCTTGTCGCCTTCAGCGCGGCCAAACAAAGACTTGGCGGGGAGTTGCAAGCGATAGACGTTACCGCTCAAGTCACCCTCAAGGGCCACTGCAAAACGCTGGCTAAAGCGGCACGCACGAGATTCGCCTTGTCCAGAACCTGCGATGTTCTGTTTGCAGGTAGCGCAGGAAGAACCTTGCGGGGCCTTAACCGTGGCGTCTGGCATTTTGCCGTCAGCAGAGAAACAGGTAGGACTGGTACCTGCGCCTTCTTCATAAACACCTTCGTAGTACGTACGGGCCACAGCGGGGGCTGCGTTGACCACTACCAGATTCATGGCGCGGTCTTCGTTCTTGGCAACCTCTTCGCCGCCGACAATCATGCGCCACACACCGCCTTTGATGGAGATGGTCTTGCCTGTTGAGCCACCGGCAAGACGCTTGGTGAATTCATCGGGGTCAGCGCGAAGGTAGTCAGGAAGGGAAGCGCCGGATTTGAATAATGTGAGTTCAGACATGGTATGTAACTAATATTAGTTGAGTTGGATTGACACGGGTAACACAGGAATGCACGGGTAGATTTATTTGGTTGCTCTCCTTACGGTAACAGAATATTTGGCATCGACGTTGAGCCCTTCAGGCATCAAGCCGGGGTTATCTTGCAGGAACTGCTTCATGTTGGTCTGAGCGACACGACGCTCCAAGAGGTCTACGGCATCGTGCGCACGAATGAAGGCGTGCATAGCACTCCAGTCGCTAGTCCAGTAGCGGGTCTTCACCGTGCGGGTAAAGGAGCCGTGGGCAGTCTTGCCGCCATCTTGGCCGGTAGTCTTGCAGATGGTAAGAAGCTCAGCTTCTATAGCGTCCATCTGGGTCTCTAGGCCCGCTAAACGAGCCTCATGCTCCGCTACCATAGCGGCCTTGGCATCACGCATCTTGATATACACACGCACTAACTTATCGGCATCGTACTTAGTTTCGTCGGTCATTTTGTTTCCTTGTTGGGAGTCTTTATTATACATAGTCTAGTCTGAATGTCAAGCAATCTCTTGTTTGTATGTACTTTGGCCTGTGTCGTAAGCGTTCGCTCAATACCCCACCCTGCACGAAGGCGCTCAGATACGCAGGCCCCAGAAAGCCCAACTTCGCGCCCCCATGCAGATAGTGATTGGGTTCGCCCTTGAAACGTAATGTGCTTTTCATCCGCCCCAATAGGGGTCTCTATTGCTTGGGCGATATCCCACCCATGCTCAAGACGATGCTTAAGCCGTTTATAAGGGACCTTATGGACTGCTGCCAAGGACTGCAACGTAGTCTGAATACCGTTGTACGTAAACAAGCGGGTTGTACTTCGGTTGTTACTTTGCGTGCTTGGTTTTGCCCATCGACAATTGGACGCACAATACTGCCCGTCGTTGTCTATTCGATCTAGTGAGTGTTGCGGGCTTGGTTTTGGTCCCATATCTGCGTAGAACACTTCAAAATTGGTAACCCAAGAAGGGCAAATCTGAATCCCGCGCCCGCCGTACCTAGGATATTTAGGGTTGTTTGGGTTTAGACATCGCCCTTTCATACCCGCCCAAGTTGTGTATTCTGGGGTTCTACGTAGCCCGTGCGTTCGTGGCATCACCTACCTCCTGCTTGTATAAATCTACCAATAATTGATGCGAGTCAACCTTACCGTCTAACATAGCGTACACCCGACGCTCCACGGGGCTGCCCTGCAGCCGAACTACCGTTACTTTATTGACCTGCCCTGCCCTGTGCGCCCGGGCGTTACCCTGCAGGTACAACTCAGCAGACGGAACGGGACTCCACCACACAACGGTATCGGCTTTCGTTAACGTTAATCCATGTCCAGCAGCCGCAGGCTGAGCCAGTATAACGCGAGGCGCGGTTTCGGTTTGAAAACTTTTCACGACTACTGATCTCTGGTTTGCGGGTACCCCCCCGTGAATAACTCCTGTGGTTATCCCCGCCTTGGCAAGGGCTTGCTCCAGCATTTCTAGGGCATGGCGAAATGGTACGAACACAATGACCTTGTGGGTTGTTTGTTCAATCACATCCAGTAGCTCATTCACCCGGTTGCTCACATCAAACTCAATGACTTCCCTATCGGTGGCGTAAACACATCCGGCGCTAATTTGCAATAATTTATTTAACAGCCCCGCTGCATTGACCGCGGTAATCTCTGACCCCGCCGCTACAGCCACCATAGACTTGCGAACCTCCTCGTAGTACTTCATTTGCTGTACGGTTAGCGGTATGTCCCGAGTGGTGTACAGCAAGTCGGGAAGGTCTAAGCACTCAGCCTTGGTGAAGCGTATCGCGGGCTGCAGGACTTTGAACACGGTATCCTGTGCAGTAACTTTAGGAGCCCATTTGAAGTTGGTGATCTTGTACATAACCAAGTCGCGGAACGCCCCAAAGAACTTTGGCACCGCGCTAGGGTTGACTAGCTTAGCCAGCCCATAGGCATCCGTAGGCGACTGCGAAGCGGGGGTGCCGGTCATAAGCCAGAGCCGGGTCGTGGGCTTAAGCAGGCTGTGCAAAGCCTTCCAGCGGTCTGTAGTGGTGGTTTTTACCGCAGTAGCCTCGTCTACGATGACCAGATCAAAGCCCCCTGCGGCAAGCTCTTCGCGTACTACCTTCACCCCATCAAAGTTGATGATGACAAACTCGTAGTCTCCGCTAATCAGTTGCTGACGCTTGGCTTTACTACCCGTAGCAATTGCCACGGTTCTGTGCATAAGCGTGCGGAACAAGTCAGCCCTCCATGCGGTATCCATGATGGACACGGGACAGACGATAAGCACACGCTTGATCTCGCCTTGCAGCATGAGGTAGTCCGCAGCCCATGCCGCTGCGCTGGTCTTTCCCGTGCCTGCTTCCGAGAGCACAAGGCACCGTGGGTGGGTGGCAAGGAACGCTGCGGTAGTACGTTGATGGTCGAATGGGGTATACACCCCGGGCCACTTGTACCTGCCCGTTATGGGGTGCGGTACGTTTTTGATCTGCAGGTTACGCAGAAGCTTTGCCTCTATGTGCCCCCAGTTAACGAGGATTTTGGCTTGGTCGCCGTTGCGGGCGAGCACCTTGCTTTTCGGAATCAAGGCAGTGATCTGGTCTGCCTTGCGGGTCACAAACTGCAGTGCCCGGTTATCTATTATTTGCACGGGAGAATCCTTTCACGGACGAAAAAAGCACGGTAGGGTGAACTACCGTGCAAAAACCAACACTCAGGAGAGACGCCAAATGACAAGCGTCTCCGGGATACTACTCTACTTAGCGGCTTCCCGCTTGCTTGTTTGCGACTTCATCGTCCCGGTCTTGGTGCGGGAGAAGCTTCGGTTGTTCTTTGCGGGTACGGCTCTAAGGTTACTTAGGCTCGTAGTCCCACCCTTGGACATAGCCTTCTTATGGTCTACGTCTACGTTATCTGGCAGGGTGCCATGAGCCTTCTCGTAGATGCGACGAGCCCGATGCCGCTCTGCTTGCGCGGCAAGTTGCTTTGGCGTGCCCTGATAATTTTTATACTCGCTATTTATAATCACGCGGTTTCGCCATGATCGTTCTCCTTTTCTCCTTGCACATCGAACAAGGTACGCGGGTCATGGTGCGCAGCCACCTTACGACACCATTCAACAAATTCGTCAACTGGCAAATCTCCTCGCCACATGTTGACGGCCCTACAAACCATTTGTATATTGTCGCTGGTATACAGGCCCCCGGCAACTATACGGTCAACTGAGGCGTTTGTACGCGCCAAAACCCCATGTACTAACTCGCAAGTTAGTTCAACATTAGACAAAGCGCACCTGTAATTTTGAGCCTCCAACTTATCCAGTAGCATTTGCGCTGTCAAATGATCCCGTTTACGGCCTCCGTAGTACAGCAACCGAGAACAGTATCGTTTCCAATTACCGCTAATTTTTAGGTACTGATTTTCGGTTGAGGCGCTACCTGTTATGTACTTCCATTTCCCCTTGCATGGGACGGAACAAAACTTATGAACCCCACTCTTAGGGGTAAACGTTGCGCCGCAAACACCGCAGGTTTTAGGTTTCCATTTTGCATTAGTGTGATTCCATCCGGCCATAGCTATCTCCTTTGATAGCTATAGTATACTCTAAATAGTTAAACTACCACTATCGGTGATGCTCACAGGATTCCACTGGACAGAAGCCGCAGAGCCCAGAGGGGCGGGCATTCCATACCCCTGCTTCTAATGCAGCCTCAATCATACTTGCATGGCCTGCCCACTTGGAGAAAATTTCAGGTAGTTGAGCGCGTGTGTACTCTGCTTTGACTGCATCCTTGGCAACCACAAATAGAAGGACACCCTTAACGATGTTGATCTTTGGGTAGTGTGCCATGACCATAGCGGCCATAAGCTCTAACTGATCGGTATCAGCGTAGCGACTGGACTTGCCAGTCTTGTAATCTACGACTCGCGCAATGCCTTTGTCGTGGTTAAGTGCGAGATAGTCGGGCAACCCGCGGAACCATACATCCGGGGCAAAAAATTCGCATGGCGTGAAGTCTTTACGAATCCCGAGTTTGAGTTCGCATTTGATCTCTCCGGGGATTTTGGTGAGAGGTTCCACAAAAGGCAGGTAGTGTTGAAAAGCTTCTGGTAGTGGGGTGCCGTCTTTGACATAATTCTCAAATGCAGTATGCACGGCGGTCCCATAGAGGGTAGCTGTGGTGTCGCCTTGTTTGTATTGCTTCAGAATACGAACCACATGGTACTTGCGAGCGCAATTTTGAAAATCCTTGATCGCGCTGTAGGAAAATGCGAGTGCCATGAGTGTTCTTTATTCAGTTGATTGGGACTGTATTTTAACAGTCTCCATACGAAGCCCCCAGACCTGACTCGCACGCTAAGGGTAATCCCGGAGCCCACTTGGGACGCCATGACATGCACGCCTCGACGTACGCCTTAGCCTCTGCGGCTTCCTCCTGCTTGACTACCACGGCTATCGCGTCGTGAACGGTCAAAACTACCTTGTACCGCTTGGCGATACGCAGCATCTGCTCTGCCACAACGCAGCGGGCTACTGCCTGACAGAAATTCTCCACCACTTTCCCGCCGTATACGTACACAGGGAGTCCCTTGGACTGGTACGACCACTGCTGCTTCTCTTCGCCCTGTAGGGACTTCGTAATCACCCGCTTGAGGTCTGGGTACTGGATAAATAACCCGTTGGGGAGTGTGAGCCCTTTGCCGGGAGCAACCTTGACGATACCCGGTACGTCGATCTGCATAGCCTGCTCCAGTGCCAGCGCCTTGAGAGCGTTGCCTGCAGACTTCCACAGCATAGGGATACGGAAGTACGTTGCCCGGTAGGCGTCAATGATGCGCTTGGCTTCCTCTAGGGATACCTCTACCTTGGCCTGTTGCTTAAGAAATGCCTGCAGCTTAACGTGCCCTACTCCGTAGCCTGCACCGAGAATAACGACTTTACCTACCTGTCGCTGGCCCGGGGTAATCTCTACTACCGGCACGTTGTAGATACGGCTCGCCATGATCTTGTACACGTCCTCCTTGTTCTCGAACGCTTGGATCAGGTCATCCTGCCCTGCCAGCCACGCCAGCGTACGCGCTTCGATCTGGGAAGAGTCGCAGTCGATGACAACATACCCGAGAGGTGCAACGATAGCCTTCTTGATCTTCCCTGCATTAGCTCCGCGTGACGGCAGGTTCTGAAGGTTCACAAAGTCTTGGCCGCTCCATCTGCCGGAGTGCGCCCCGTAGTACCGCAAGGGTACAGGGAACTGGCCCCGATCCGCCATGCCAATAAAGCGCTCGGTGCGGGTCTCTTCCAACGTACTCTTGTTACCTAGCCTTGCGGCCACAAGCCCCTGAACTTCTACACTAGGGTGCTCTTCCAGCGCCTTGAACGCCTCATCGGTCTTGGCAAACGCATAGGCTTCCTTGCCTGTGGTCAAACTAATCTTAGTTGGCGGCTCCACACCGAACCTACGCAATACCTCCGCAAACTTGTCGTTGCTCATCAACAACTTCTTGATACCGTCCGTACCTTCGGTAAACACTTGGTGCGTGAAGTCGGGGTCCCCATCTGCCAGCATCATGTCCCGCACATTATCGAGCAGGTTGGCCTTGATCTCTTTAACTTCCGCCAGATGTGATTGCAGCACTGGCTTGTCGAGGCGCAGCACGGGGTCAATGAACATACGCAGTGTGAGGTCGATCAACTGCAACTCGATACGCGGGAACCCCATACCCATGTAGGTGTTGAACAAGGCGTAGGTTAGTTCCGTATCGTTGCAGCAATACTCTGCGTATCGCGCTAGTTCGATAGGGCTGAAGTCCACATACCGTTTGCCCAGCGCGTTGATAACCTCTGTACCCTTGACGCCAATACCATGCCGTTCTGCTTGCGACTTCAGGCTATGGGACTTGGCATGAGGGTACAACGCCCGGGACATACCCAGCGTATCCAGCCAGCCCTTAGGGTTAACTCCATAGCGCCACTTCAGTATGGCCCCATCAAATGCGGTGTTCTGCGCGATGATGAACTTGTCTGACCAATCTACGGACGCCAAGTACGGCGCTACCTCAGACTGTGGATACCATTGCGTCGGCCCATCCCCATGCTTAACGGATAGTCCGATAGTCTCAAACTTGTCACTGCGCACGTATTCTTCGGTGCTGATTTTAGATAAACTAAAATCTCTATCATAAAATGACTCTATATCTATCGTAACTAGCGCACTCATGCAAGCACCTTGAGAACCGCGCTTAACGCATCATAGTTGTCCTCGTTAATCACCATAGCAATACCGCCTGCCTCCTTGATAGCTTGTAGCTCCCGGTCTTGCAGTACCGTAGTCTTGCCCTTGCCTGCTTTGCATTCAATAGCGAGGAACTTTCCGCTAACGCAGCAGATAATATCGGGGACTCCCGAGCGCCCATACCCGCCCGTAGCCGGGGGGAAGTGATATACATCATGCGCATCAAGTATGCGCTTAACGGATGCCTTAACTTTGCCCTCAGGGGTTTGTGCCATTTGTTTCTTCCTTGTACTGTAGTTCTAATATTAGTTGGCAGTAGTGCAACGCCTTGCGGACATCGGCAGCACCGTTCTTGTTCTTGTGGCGTGTGATGTACTTGACCACGTTCCCTTGCAGGAAGTCCAACTCATTAGCGTGAATGAATTCGATAGGCTGAATCTTCATCTTCCGGTAATGTTCCCCGCCAATTTGAATATCTAATGCGCTCATTTCCAATCGTCCTTTTGTAGTTCGTTAACTAGCTTGGCTTCCCTAAGCGCAAGCCGTAATTTGGCGTTCCGCTCCACAACATCTATTAGTTGTTTGTGCAGGGTGTATGCCAGTTTGTTAATTTCTTCCCGAGTCCACGTTTCAAATGCGGGAGTGTTCTGATCGTGCATTTACCGTCTCCGTTACAAAGAAAGCGCTAATTGTGCCCGCCCGCATACATGCTATACAACGCTTTTTGCATTGCCTCCGGGTTAATCCTAGGGTTAGCTTCTTCCGCCGCGTCGAGCGCATCACAGATTACACGGGCTTGCGTTGGGTCATATGTACCCGCAGTAAGTAGTTGTACGCATACATCTCGACCCGTCTGCATGGTCCGAATAAGCTCTTCCAGCTTAGTACCCCGGTTTGTGGTTTCGATACATGCCGCTACGATCATAGGCTCCAGCGTAGCTCCGATAGCACCCAGACGTTCCTGATACTCATCCTCAGGAGTCATCATGTACAGTGAAATCTTGGAGGTAAGCAAAAGACTTCTCAACTTCTGCCGTGCGACTGCCCGCGCTATGGGGTTAGTCGCTGTGTCCTTGGTAACCACACGGATGTAGGTCATTTTTTTGTGTACTCAAAAGTTGGTAAAGGAAACCAATGGGTGAACCCGTCGCCCTTGTGATGAACGCGGGTGTAGGCCACGCCTTGCGCCTGCTCAATTAGCTGCATGCGCATCCCAATCGGGGTGTTCTCGTCAATCGGTATCCACTTCACATCCGGCGCAATGACTGCGGTTCGGTCGCTGTTTAGCTTGTGGGTCATGTTGTCTCCCTCGGTCGCCGCACTGACAACGGTATCGTTTCGTTCGCTGTGACAATCTCGATTGTGTTGTACCTGTAGCCACAAGCTGTGCAGAGGTGAACGCGGTACGTTGTTGCCGCAGACTTGCGTGACTCAATAATACGGGTGTCGTCTGTGCTGTTGCACTCGTCGTTCATGCACTGCATATCAGACCTCCCCACATCCCCGCTTGTTGATGTAACTCTGCGTAAGCCCGAGCCTTTGTCTGCACTGCCGCTGCTCTGGATGCTTTCGCTCCTTTGGCTGCTTTGGATAGAGCACGCTTGCCTCGGGGCTTGCTGGCTGCGTCGGGCGCATCGCCAAGGGCATAAATGGGTGTGTTGCGACCCGGACCGTTGCCAGTGAACAGTATCCACTCCATGATGTGGACTTCTCGCCGTTCGCGTAGGCTTTTAAGCTGTGAGCTAATTGACGATGGGCCAAGTCCAACGCGTGCGCCAAGTTGCGCTGTGGTCATTGGTCCGTGCCGTGTGAGTGCTTCCCTGATTGATTGCATGCTCATGGCTTGGCTCCTTGTGCTTCAACGATCTCATAATCAGCATCACACTCGTCGTCGTTCACACTCGTGATACGAATGTCAATGTTTGGCAAGCGCACCGCCCGCTGCACCGTGCGAATGTCACCGATAGCAAGCTCTGTGCCGCTGCACATTTCGTCATTCAGGAATTCGGAAATGCTGCTGTATAGCTTGTCAGCATCGTCGTGATTCCAAAACATGTCAGGCACAGGCACTGCTACTTGCTGCGCTGGGTGGGTGTAGAGCTTGGTACCCACAGGCTGCATCACATCAAGATAACCAATGGTCACACCGCGCACGCATTGCACTGTAGCCACAGCCTGCGCTTTCTCTGTTTCACGGGATGCTCGCCACGATTGCCATGCAAGCTCACAGTCACCCGATTCGCACCAGTTAGGGTTATCACCAAGAATGCCAACTGCCCATTTCTCAAACGCCTCTCGGCTTGTGTCTGTCATTTCAAACTCCTGATTGCAGCCGCAATAACGGCTCCAGTTTTTCCAAAAGGGATGGTTGCGTTCATGGCATCCAATAGCGCAGCCTCTCGGCCCGCCTGCCACGCTTGATGCTTAGAGGCCACCCAAGGCACGGTGTAATCCCCGAATCCATCGCGTTGTAATGCTTGCGCTAGTCCGACTTCGGAGGCAATGCAGTCGTCTATGTGTTGCTCAAATGGTGTCATTTTTGCCTTTCGTCAGCCGAACAAACTCGGCCATAAGTTCTTGGGCGATGGCTTGGATGCCGTACGCCTCTTGCTCTGTTGCTGGATTGGTTTCACCAATGCTCTTGCGGTACTCTTGCCATACATGCACGCTTTCATGCACTAGTAACCCAGCCACTTCAATAGGATCGCGTCCTTTCCAATCTCGCAGAGTCACAATGCACACAAGTTCTGACTTTTGATTTGTGCATATGTGTGTCGTAGCATGAGCGCTGGTTCCACGTACAAAATCAACGCGTTCCTTTATGCCGCAGTGAGATAGGGCGGTAATAAATTCTTTGTCGGATAAACATAGTGTCAGATACGGCCCCGCTGCTGCTATGCGTCTATCAAGCCACTTCATTTCAATGCTCCAATTACTTTAGCCATCACGGCTCCGGTTTTGCCAAAGGGTAGGGTTGCGTTCATGGCGTCCAGCAGGGCAGATTCTCGGCAGGCTTGGCCGTAGGCTTGCATCTGTTCTAGCGAATGGCTCCAGCAGCTTATGCTGGTGTCATCGTCGAAGCAGTGCGTGTCTGGGGGCGGTAGTGTTGTCATTTCAAGCTCCTGATTTTGTCTGCGATCTGGTAGCCATCAAGTGCATATTTAAAACCGTTTTCAGCGGCCATTGCAGCTTCCTCAATCGCCTCGGCTCGGCATTGCTGGCCGTAGGCTATCGCCTCATGGTAGTGAAGGGCGTCAAACCCGCAGGCTTGCTCTAGTGCTTTGTTTCTTGGTAGGGTCGGCAGGCTCATCTCAAACCCCCGCTTTCTTTGCAATTTTTTCTGATTCATGTACCCACACGACCAGATCAATGATCAGCTTCCCGGCCATAGCTGTGACAGCAGGACTCTCACCCTTTGCCAGTGCCAGCATCTTTTTAGCTAGTGCTGCGGCTTTATCTTGGTCTGCTTTTGAGAGTGGGTAGGTCAT